CCAATGGAAGTTAAATCCATTTTGCGTCAACCGCAACAAGGGAACCATAAGCCTATGGTAGTTAATACCATTAAGGCCGTCTATGTGTACTACTGTTACCATCCGTTTCGTTAAATTCAATTATAGATTCTCGTATTAAATCAAACTCAATTTTTGCGTCTTTTCGAAACTCCCCGAACAGAATTTCTGCTTTTCCCAGCGACGGTAATGGACTTCCCTGTTCGTCGTGTAGTTCCTCGTACAGATTTATTAGCGACTCTTGAAGCCTTTTTACTGCTATCAAGTAGCAATTGGATAGTTCTGTTGGGGTCATTGTGAACTTCTTTGTATCCTATGCAGGAAATTGTTGCAGTAAATCTTCCTTTCTCTAAGTTACTATCATAAACTGTGCTAAGCGCAGTAAAGTATTTCGGAGTGTCGTTATCAATGTAGCCGTGGTTTCTAAGAAAGTCAACAAGAAACTTAATAGCAACGATAGTATTGTCAACGTCAAACCTATAGTTGTAGCGAAGATGTACACTAATAGATTCAGCCCGAAACAAAGGATACTTTGCCAATTCAATTGCGATGCCAATCCAATACTCTGACTTATCGTTATAGCGGTTTTGCCAATGCGAACCAGCATATAACTTATTAAGGCTAGGTGGTTTTGGTAGGTCGATATTGACATCATAATTCCTTGACATATACAAAGTTATCAAAAGGCTATATCAATATCACCAATAATTGGTAAACTTCCTTGTAAATTTTCTGTTATTGAACCTAAAGGTGGGAACAGATTCTGTCCATTAGACAGCCTGAAGCTAGTTCTAGAGTTGTTCATCTCCAAAAGTATAGGCTTATCTAATGATGTAGGCTCTCCTCCTGTCTCTGTTTCACGGCATTTTCTAACGTGTACCTCCATTGTTCTACGCACCTGTGGGATAGGATGTTGAATCTTTCTATGAAAGGTAAGGAATCCATCAGCTCTATTCACCCATTTGCCCCCGTGTTCACTGTCTTCAGCCATCGGAGCTACCGGAAGTTGGTCTTCTCCCTTTCTACGAGCGCTTTCAGTGACAGCGTGCATATTAAGCCATAGTGCTACGTTCTTAGAATTGGAAAAGGTAAGGAACTCAGATGCAGCATCGTAGTGGAATTCGTGCACACCTACGCCTGAATTCTTGCTTATGTCTACGCGTAAGGAGTTGTATGGGTCAATGAATACACCGTCAACCTTTTTGTAGGTCATTGCCTTCTCAATGTATAGCAAGATGTCCATATAGGAGTATACTTTATCGTTTTTAATGATGATAAAGTGGTCTTTTACCCATTGATAGGCTTGTTTACGAGTCAGGTAAGACATTGACTTAATATCCATATCGCAAGCGAACTGCATCAGCTTCATCTTGATAGATGCTGTCTTGTTCTCTGCTGAATAGATAATCCATTTCCATCCGTGTCGTATAGATGCATTGAGCATCATATGGAGTGCGAGTGTAGTTTTACCTACGTTGCTGTGTCCATTTACGATGATGAACTCTTTCTTGTAGACAAAGTGTGTATCTATATTTTGGTGACCTGTGGTCAGCCCCATTTCGATACGGCCCTCAGCAAAAGCGTTAATCCAATCCTCATCTGAATCATCAGATGAAATGAATGACATATCTCCGTCCTCAATTTGAAATCTACGCTTCTCTTTCTCCTCTTGCTCTACGATTTCGTGGATAGGCTTTCTCTTCCCTTCCTCGATTCCGTCACAGATTGTCTTCTTGGCTGAGTCAATGCTTTCAATGTCGTGACGCTGAATCTCACGTAGGAGTACGCGATATGCCTCGTCTTCCTCTACTCTACCCGCAGATACGAATCCTCCGCACAAGATAGCCGCACGTAGAAGGACAGCGTGTTTCTCTCCGGGTTGTGCCCGACGAACCATCAATGCCGCTACGTTTAGCTTCTGATAATCAGTTGCCTTTATAGGAGCTGTCTTCTTTGGTGCTTCCTGTTGCTGTCTAACCTCTTCTGTAGACACCATATTCCCAAAGGGCTTAGCTGTCTTAATGCAGATGTTTGGGTCGTAGGACTCAAAGCAAGCACGGCTCTCATTCTTTCCTGATGCGTCTATGGTAATACCATATCGTTTATCAAAATAGATTTCAAGTGCCTTGAAGTGGTCACGATGCCGTTCAGGATTAGTGACTTGTACTAGCGCCTTGACTCCATCTCCGGAAGGAGATACCCAAGTAGCCATTACGTAGTCATCTACGCACAACAGGTCTTTAACCTCATCTACAGTCGAGAACTCAGATACGTGGTCAATGTCAATTACGATTAATCTGCTGTGGTCAATGAGTTGATTGTCCTCGCGCTTGCGGAACACTCCTGACCATAGGACTACAGGTAGTCGCGTCTTAGCCTCTTTATTGCCTTGACGGATTAAATCAATAGTTGCCTGTTGTCTTCCGTCTCGTATTCTGTTAAGTGCCTGATTTACAGTTATGTATGCAGGTGAATCTTTCTCGAATACTGACTTGAAAATGGTTATTTTACTTTCAAGTACGGCTGACATTGTATGATTCTAGTATTTGAATTACCTCTTTCCAATAATCACTAGCATCACCTGTAGCGATAAAGTACACTTGTTTGGCGTTGATTAATGCATCTTCAATTCCGTGCATACCGAAAAGTATGTCTGCGTGCTCCTTAGGAGTCCTCTTTATCTTTGTAAAAGGCTTTTTCATACACTTCAAGTGTTAATCGTTTGTAGGCCGTAATTCGATACTTATCTGTCAAGTCGGGAAGTAGTTCTTTGTTTTCTTCTAGAAAATTGTATAAGCGAATTCTAAATGCATCTTCACGAATCAATGGGTCAATCATATCTATCCCATTCTCATTAAAGAATGTGACGGCTATAGCTTCAACACTTCTAATGTGTAGTGTCATCTTGAAATCACCTATATCAAGAAGGCTTGATGCTGTTTGTACTCCGTGAATCACAGTGGCGTGATTCTTCCCGAAGGCATTGCCAATCATCTGAAATGTAATAGGTCTCCGGCGCAATACAAAGTAGCACGCGTGCCGAATGTCTACTAACATCTGAGTACGCGACTTTGCAAACAAATCTACTTTGTAAAAGTCCGAGACAGCCTTGACAAATTCACCTATCTTGGCGGGTCTGTACTCGTATGTCATTTATGTTTTTTTAGTCCAGCATCCAATACAGCTTCAACGTCTATCTCTGCGCGTCGAATGATGATTTTTGCTAGGTCTTCTCCGGTAATTGTTAAACTCTTGAGATTCTTTGTTTCAACCAATAGTACGTTGTCGCCTTTCTTCCACGGAATGTAGATGACAGAGAACTTGTGAGGCGGTATCTTTTCTAAAGAAAGTACACCTCTCTCGACGACATTCGCTTCTATGATTTCAAACATAGCCATATCCTTCATAGGTGTGTAGGCTTGGAAGGTAGGAGGCGTCATCTTGACAACCTCCAACCCCCATTCCAAACCACAAAGGAAACCTAATGATGACTTAACTAAATCAGAAGGGTAGGTCATCCGTAGGCGTAATTGCAGGTGCGTGTCCTACAGGAGCCTGAGCTACAGGCTGAAATGTAGGTTGGTACTGCGTAGCAGCAGGACCTCCGAATGCTTGCTCAGGAGTTGCCGGAGTAACAGTTCGTGGTGCTTGCTTAGACCAAGTTGATGGGTCAGATACTTCGATGTAGTATTTGCCCTTAGAAGAAAGCTTCAAGTCAAATGAAACGAAAGGCTTTTCACCTGCTGTTGCGTAGCGCTGAAGGTCATTCATTTCTGCAATAGACAAAGAGAAACGAACAGCTACACCTGCATCAGGGTCTACGAATGAACGAGCTGCATCATTCCACACTTTTACGGACTTAACGTATCCGGCGAAGATTTTTGTGTTTTCCATTTTAGTTTTTGTTAGAGATTAAAGATAATGCGTAGGCAATGTATTCTGCCTGAATTTTACAATCGGTTAGTGCATCGTGGACTGTATGATGCTTCTGTTTTAAAATAGCCCTCTTTCTTCCGCCATCGGTCAATGACTCTAAAGTCCTTATGTCTCGAATATTTTGGTGACTGATTGGGCACTTCATATATTCTTTAGCATAGGTGGTCTTTAGGATTCCATAATCGAATGTGGAATGACACCAAACATTCTCGATATACTCACGGCTCATCCAATAGTAGAATTGGTTAAGAACTGTACCAATCTTGACTCTTGGCTCAGAAAAAAAGACAGATTTCATTACGTGATGTTCCTGACTCATCCACCACATAACTGTTTTAATATCAGGAACGTAGTCACGTTTAGTTAAACTATCAATTTCAATATACTCATTGAACTCGTCAATGATTTTATAGTCCTTGAATTTAACTGCCGCAAGTTGAACAATAGGTGAATTAAAATCTGTCCCTAGTGTCTCAATGTCGAATGTTACGTGTACGTCTTTCATACCTCAGAGAACTCGTAGTAAGCATCGGGCGTCATCTCTCCGTTCACATAGCTAAGTATGTTAGCGTAGGCCATATCAAACTTCATCTTGCCGCTAGCAATCGTGTATTCAGATGCCTTGATAACCCGAATGCTGTAAGGTGAATTAGTTCCCTGAACAATCCAATAAAAGTCCTTGATGCCAGTCAGTTCCGTGTAGATGTAGACCTGTAGGTCATAGTCATACACCATTACATCACGCTTGAAAGCATCGGGATTGCTAGATGTTTTAAGGTCGGAAATAAATCCATCGCCTAAGTTGTCTAAGAACCCTTTAACAGGAAACTCATTGATGAAACCTATGACTTTCTTTTGATGCTCTCCCGATAGATATGTGTCATATACTCCGGAATCTTTGATGCGCTTAGCCATAGCATTAGCCGCATTCATATCATCTATGCTTACGATTGTGCGATGTCCTGCCTCATACATAAAATGCTTTTTAGCATCCTTGTATGCTGTAGTCAAGCGTGGTTGTTTACCACCAATCTTCTCGCATATTTCGGTGTCATCAAAGACAGCATACTTGTCGCCAATGCAATCCGGAGTAAGGAGTACATCGTCATACAGCGTACCAAAAGACAGGCTGTCTGTTTCCTTGCGTAGAAGTCCACGCACATACAGGTCAAACCGCTTCAGGTCTTTGTATGCTTCCTTCATACTGCTGTATGAAAGAGCATCTTTACCTGTAAGTTCTTGTAGTTTTATTGCAAGTTCCATAACTCTGTGATTTGCTCTTGTGTGAAAATAGAACCATACTTCTCGATTGCCTTCTTGGTCAATGATTCACGGTCTTCGGGCTTTGCTGCCTTCAAGTAATTCCATACCTGAGCGTACTTGTCCTCTGCGCTTACAGGCGCTGGAGTAGGTGTAGGCGCTGGAGTAGTAGGCGTTACTTGCTTTACTGGGCTTGGAGGAAGCGCTTGGCCTTTCCCGTGCATATTAGTTGCATCAGCATCTTTGGTATCATCGATAAGGAACATACCATTCAGTGCGTACTTACGAGCGTAGGACGATGATGCGCCAAAGGCTTGTGCAATGTCCATACCCTTGCGATTGAAATCAACACCTGCATAAGCCTTCACCTCTACGCAATCAGTGCCTGTACCTACAATCACAGTCGCACAGATAGCCATCCACCCATTACCCTCGTAGATGCTGTCAGATACGCGCACAGGTAGGTTGTATTTCATCAGCAAAGGCTTTACAGCCTCAAGGATGTCTTCTTGATTCCGGTATGCATACTTACCGAAACTATTGTATTGACCCTTTGGTGCTTTTAACTCTGCTTGAACTCGTAAAAGTTTCTCTGCCGAGGTCCATTCGTATGTGTCTACGTGTGGCTCTACTTGCGTAGGTGACTCCGCTGTAGCGGTCTGTCTTGGTGTTCTTGCCATATTGAATTGAATTTATTTGTTGACAAATGTAGTTAAAAACTTGTGGATAACAATCAATCTGCAAAAGAAAGTTTTGGTAAGAATATCACTGTCAATCGGTCATCTTCGATTGTTAATGTAATATCCTGAGGCTCAATCATTTCTGAGTATTTATTACAGGTGCTGATTAGGTCACTCACATATTCTACGCTTACGGTCTCATTCAGAAGTGTGCGTAGGGACTTGTCACAGGCAAAGAATGTTACCTTAGTCAGTTTCTTTTTTCGTTCCATTTAATTCAGTTTTTATTGTTGGGTCTAACTCGTGAAGTTCTTCCAATGAAAGGTCTAACAGCTTTTGCATCCCTCTTTGGATTGATAAGAACGAGAACTCTTTCTCGTCGTCATCTAAGGTCTTTAAGTATTTGTCAAGGTGCTCTTCTAGTTTTTTGATTAGTTGATTGGTTAAGAATTTTATGTCTTGCCTATATAGCGTAGTCCCCTGTAGGTCATCAAGCAATTCCAATTGACACTGATGTAGGATTACTAATTTGGTTGCTATTCGAGATTGATTATTCTCCATCGTGTCTTAGTTCATTTGCTTTGTTTTCGTACCATTTTGCTTTTTCAATGTCTTCTAGAACACTCTCTGTCTCTTTCAGACCTGCTCGCATCCGGTACTTGAATGCGTTGATTTCACAGAAGTTGATGAATGCCTCCTTTCCGTAGACGTCAATCATCATCTCCCATACATCCTTACCACTACGAACGTAATGGCTTGGTCTTACTTTCTCCTGTGTCATAGTTGGTGTATCCAATGATTTTTTTAGATAGTATTCTTCTTATCCTGATGTGTCCTATGATTCCGTTGTTGAATATCTCTTTATTCAATCCTGCGAATCCGGTGTATACCTTTCTGTCGAATCGTTCAATCTCAGACAGATTACCATAAGTGCTTATGATTTCCATCTTCTTCACATAAAGTATCTTCTTCTTTATGTATTCAACCTCGACAACTAAGAAGTTAATCGGCCTCCTCACACCTACGTGACTTAAACCTTGACCACATCTTTGCGGCAACAGCAATCCTCTGCGGATAGAAAGGATAATCTTTCTTGAGCCTAGCCATAGCGATACGAATAAACTGCTCTCTCATAGGTTAAACGCTTTGATTGTGTACTTAAACGGATTTCCTTCAATGTTCTTCACCAATTCAAGCATCTGCTTAGCAACCTCTCGCACCTCTACTTGAGCGTGTTCGCTGTTACGTAGGTGTAGGAAGTGTGCAAATGAACGCCAATTGAACGAGATGTCCATTGTGATTTGAGAATTCATCGTCTTAAAGAAACGTGCGGATTCCTTAGCTCTCTTGCGTCCAAGAACAGGAGTAAGTTGCTCAAGGCATCTGTGGTAAAGTGTATTGGAAAGCCGTGTGAAAATCTCAAGTTCTGTTTCCCAATACTTATTCCAATCCTCAGGCAAGTAATACTTGTCCTCTTTCAGCTCCTTGTAACGCGCCGATTCCCCGTTGATACTCACGCCTATACGATGCTTGAGTAGGTGTATGTGCGTAGCTTGGTCTACGTCTACGAGAAAGTGAAGCGTTGACTTTTCAAACGGTGTGTGATGACCTTCTGAGGCTAGCATATTCAGTAGGTCAGGCATCCTTTCTTCCTTGTCTTTGGTCAGTTTCCTGCTCGTAGATGTCCACGCCGATTGTGCGTGTGTAGCGTCGGAGCCATAGTAGCCCACTAATTCAACCTTATTCATTTGGTGTTAAAGGTTTCGTTGTAGTAGTCCTCAAAGTCAAGTTCAATCCCTTTGGTGGCATTGATAAACGCATTGTAGTACGCTTCACTGATTTGTAGTTTCTCCTTTGTTTTGGCTTCCTCAATTAGATGGTACATACTGCTATGCACACCTACCGTGCTTTCAAGCTTTACAAACTCATACTCAAGCCACTCTACTGCTGTTCGATTTGCTGTCTCCGGTTTCATTTCTCGTCTTTCTTAAACTTACCAAGCGTTACTAAAACAACATACTCACTCCGGATATTAGTCCCATCTTCATACGTGACTACGCACTTAGCCGTGTTCACCCTACGCTTGTAGTAGTTGCACAGCGTAGTTACGAAACGCGAATCTTTTCGTGTGTAGAACTGCTCTCCTTCTTTACCATTTACTATCATAAAGCCCTCAAGTGAGGAT